AAATGTTTTGTTTACTTCTTCGCATATTGCATCATAATAACTAATGATAGTATCAACATCCCAATTAATTTCTTTGTTTTTAATTTGATCTTTAAGCATAGGATATGAACTAAAGTATGTAGAATCCGTATCACCGTATACAATTGCTTTACCTTGATGATCATATTCGCCTGCAATAATCTTATTAAGTTCTGCGGCCATATGTTTTGCAATACAACGACCTGTTAATGTAGTTGATTGTCCTAGCCTACTATCAAAGAATCTACTGCCAGGATTAAGTAACGCACCGTACAAACTGTTCAAGTTAATCTTTTTAACCAACTGTCGCTTGTCCCAAAACGCAAACTTGTCTCCGCCTTCTGCTCTAGCATCACGAGCCTTTGCTTGTAGTTCTTTACGCTCTGCATACCAACGCTCTAGTAATCCAGGAATAATACCTTTTTTCTCGTATGTAAAGATAGTTCCGTTAGCACTAATAATCCAAGGTTGTCCACTGTTAAACACAATTTCATATATCTCTGCGCCAGTGGCTTCAAAACTAGTTCCATCTTCAAAGTCTAAGTGTAGCAATTCGTCAATGTTCTTATCCATTACAAGTTCATACTCATGACAAGCAAACTTTCCTTCCCATGCTTCAGCAACTGTACGAGCCTTTTGAATCATTTCTTTTGTGTAAGAATGTCGCACCTGCCCAATGATAGTTTCAGTACTCATATTACAACTACGAATAATACTAGGATACAGTGAGTTCAAGTCAATACTTCCAACCCATTTATGCATACCTTTTTTAGGTGTTGCAACATAGGCACCTGCGGCTTGTGTTGAATCTCTGTCGTAACGCTTGTCAGGAACAATTAAGCCTTTAGTATGTGCTTCGTTAATAATAGCTTGGTCTGTTTGTGCAACCGCACCCATTGTTGTTTGTAGCAACACTGTGTTAGAATGTGCTAACACATTTGCTAAGTCAATAAACTGTAGCTTCTTGTCTAAGTTTACAAGCAAGTCAACATCTTGTCTTGAATAAGCAATAAACTTTTCAAAGTCATTGTTATATAGTTGATCTAATGTGCCTTCATAATCTACTTTGCGATCACCTAATTCATATTCACCAATTGCATCTAGCGAATAACTGTGCATCTCGTGATATGTATACTTTCTATACAATTGCATATAATCCATGTGTACACGACCATGTAAATCATATGTTTGTTGCTCTGCACCAAAACGTTCAAACTTTCGTTCTTTGGGAAGCATATCCCATAAACAGAACTTGCGTGTGTGACTTTTACTCATTACCCTAGATACTCTGTTTACAAGATACGGAATATCAAAGCCTTCACTGTTCCAACCTGTTAAAATATCTGCATCGTCAATTAAGTCTAAAAACGCTTCAAGCATTTCTCGTTCTGTGTTAAACAGAATAGTATTCTCAAACTTATTAGTAACAGTTTCTGCTTCTTCAAACGTCATAGTTTTAGGACCAATAGCAAGACAAATTGTTGCATTCATCCAACTGTTGTGTAAACTAATTGCCGTTACAGCATTAAAAGGATCTTCAGGTGGAGCAAACCCTACTTCTTTATTAAAGTCTGTCTCAATATCAAAGAAACAAACATTTAGCTCTGGAACTGATTGTGGATCATAATTCTCTGCGAATGTTTTAAAAATAACATTTACATCACTTTCATACAAGCCTTTGTGTCCATGTATCTTTTTCTCAGTGTTAAACTTTTTGCTTGTGTTACACACAATGCGTTCTAGCTTCTCACCAAAGATACTTGTAAATTTACCTTTGGGGTCTTTGTAATAAAATGTGTACTTGGCAGGAATTTCTTTAAATTCTCTTTTGCCGTTGATTCGTTCTACAACTTGTACAATGTCTTTGTTCTTATCGTGGTGTGCGTCTACGTAGCTCATTCTTTAATCCAATATTTCTCTAATTTGGGTACATACTTAATTATACTTGTTTTTCTATGTTTGTCAAGAAGATCAGTAGTCTTACAAAAGAATTTCCAATCATCTATTTCTTTATCTGTTCTTGTTTTTCTACATTGCATTATGATATCACTAAAGTGATCCCCATCACTTCTTGCTTCTAACATGTCTGCTAATCTATGTTTGTAATCTTCATCTGGGTGTACTGCAATACGCAAATAATTTGGTGAAGTAACACATTCATTAAAAAATCTATCTTTAGTATAAACATTATTAACTTTTCTTGGTATAAGTTTATGTTTTAGCCATTCTAAATAATCTGGTATATTATAAATATTAAGAATGTTTGGAGTATAAGATATATTTAAATGATAGTTATCAAATATATTGAACAATTTCTGTTCAATTTCTTCCCAACTGTATTTCCCAAATGGTGTACTTGGTCTCATATACGGATATACATGTCCTGTTCCGTCCATGCTTACTACAAAAGAAGCATTAATATTTTTTAGTTTTTCTAACATTTCTTCTTTGAGCAATGTTGCGTTTGTTATAATTTTTAAACGACCTTTATAATCATGTTCAATTAGCTTATCTACTAGATAAAGAAACTGTGGCATATAAAAAGGCTCGCCGCCGCCACACTCTATATGTTTTGCATTTAATAAAGTTGTTAAATTCTTATCAACAAAATCTACCGATATCCCATAAGGTTTGTCTGATGCATGATTATATGCTCTCCAGGATTCTTTTTCTCCTAATGCATTATGTAGCATTTTGGCATCTTTGTACCAGCCTGTGCTTTTGTTAGGGTCACAAATTGTACATCTTAAATTACATGCATTACTAAAATCTATTCCTATTTTTTGAATTGTGTTGGGTAAACCAAATGTTTGGTGCCAGCGTTTAGCATCATTTACTAATTCTGTATTCATATAACGCATACTAAATCCGGAATGTGATTCTGCTTTAACACATTGGCCGCATCCTTTAGGCCATATATTAGACATAACTTCTTTTCTTGCAGTCCGATATTCGTCGCTATTAAATGCTTCTGATAATGTTACATCATTGATATTTTTATCTATTCCATGATGTTGGCAACACATTCTAACTTTACCTGTAGCATGAATATGAATTTCGTTCCATGGACTTGTGCAATAAGTATTTTCAGGAGTTGCACGTTTTAACAGTTTGTTTTGTACTAGTACTTTATTTTCCAAAAACGTATACTCCTTCCCACTTTTGTCTACCTTCTTTACGATCGTTACCAACACCAGGTCGTGTGCTTAGTAACATTTTAATTGTGTTAGTATGTTTGAATCCAATCTTTTCAGCAGTTTCGATCCAACGGTCTACAACTAAGATAGGTTCTTTTTGTCCATATGTTTTATAGTCTGCAATGTTTGTTGCAAAGATACCATCACTGTTTAATCCATTGTATATGTTTTGCATTGTTGGTACTGCGTATCCTTCAAACCATTGATCAAGGTTGTCAAACTCTACCATACACTGTGTAGGTTCATCACTGTATTTTTCTAAGTTAAAATAAGGTGGGCTACTAAATGCTAAGTCAATATCTTCGCATTGATAATCTTGACTTGTACTACAATATAGTTCATTGTCTTTTCCAGGTCCACCCAATAGTTCATTTAAGTATTCTAAATAAGCAAATGTTTCTGTGTTAGGATCTGTTCCAATATAAGTGTAGTTCATATTACTTGCACTTACTCCTAACAGTCTGCCACCAAAACCCATACTGTAGTCATATACTCTGCCCCACATAACAGGACACAAATGTTCTACAATACTTCTGGCGTGTTGGGCTTTAAAGTTAGTAACATTCTCTCCAGTAACTAATTCTAATGCAGTTCTCAACGACATTGGGTACACAAGTTTGTTACTGTCTCTGAATTCAAAACAAATGCGTATTGCTCTTTTAAGTTTTTTCTCATCTAAGAACCTATCTCGTAAACTGTTTGAGCCTCTGCCTTTTGGTTCAGCAGTCATCATATTAGGAAACAAAAATCTTCCAATAGAGGAACCTGCGTTATTGCCTAGTCCTTGAACATTATCTGTTACGTGATTATAGCCTCTGCTTTTGAAATGCTTGAGTTCATCAATCATTCCTTGCTCTGTAAAGTATGTAATTGGAACAAGGTTTACACTACGATATAAATCATACACTTCTTGTATGGTTTGTTCTGGGTTTGCATAATATACTTCTTTTGTATAAGTGTCAAACTTATCGTATAGATGTTCGTAACCTGTAAACTTATCTAAGTTACTTGTATTATTATCTATACCCCATATTGCATTTATCTTATCAATCAAAACTATGCCCCAAAATAATAGTTCATAAGGCCCATTACTATGATTGTAACTAATACACCATTTAGAAATACCAATGCTCTATCATGCCATAACATACCAACCCATAGCCAACCCATAGTTCCAAACAATCCAAACCATAAGTCAACTTGTGGTATTGTTCCTGTAGCTCTAGCCGTTGTTGCTATTAGTATCAGTATCACTGATACCCACTTGACATACCAGGATAAATCACCCTTGGGTGTTATCTTTTTAAATACCCTAGTACTGTCAAGTTCTTTTATTTTGTCATTGAGTTTTTTGCGTTGTTCCATTAATCAGGACGCCCAACACTTTCGAGTATAGTTTCAAGTGTATCAAAGTCATCTCTATGCTTGTGTAGTTCGCCTTTGTATGCTACCTTAATAGCTTTGTTAATAATTGCAGGCTTGATACCCATTTCTTCTGCAATATGCTTTACAGTATCTCTTAGTCCTTCATTAAGTGTTTCCACTTCTTGGCTTACTTGGATACCTTCTTTTATTAGTGTTTTTAGTTTCTCAATATCTGCTTGATTAAATGTGATGCTCATAGATGTTCTCCTGGTTTATTAGTTATAATTATATACGATAATTATGATAAAGTCAATTGTTTTTTGAGGTTTTTGATAGGTTGAGATATAACAACTTACAGCGTTGTTATTTTACTTTTCGTGTGGTAGTTTTTTCTATCCAGGCTAAACGCTTTTCTAAATCTTCTATGCGTTTAGTAAGTTCTGGGTGTAATTTTTTCCAAGCATTTGGATCTTGTTGGAACCATGTCCAACCATAGCGTGTAACAAAGAAGTTTAGCAATGCTGACCATTTGCTGAAAGCCCATGCACTAATTCTAGTTCCACGTAAATATGCTACAAACAACGCACCGAATATACTTCCTACTAGAGCAGTGTATACCCATAGACGGTCTGTTGCCATTCTTTCAATTATTTCCCACATATTTTTAAAATCGAATGCCTGGCGCAAAGTCTCTGGCTTCACCCATTGGTCCGCCATTTGGATCTGTTACATAAAATCCAGGTACTTGACCGCCTGCTTTTTGAATCTGGTCAAATCCTTGTGAATAAAATACTGTGTTACTAGGTATATCTAGTATTAAAATACCGTCTAATTTCTCATCTTCGCTTTTAGATTTAACTTCATAATACTTATCGTGAACCATTTTAACAACATTATCTTGTAATGCTTGTGAGTTATTGCTTATTATAGCATTTTTTATATTTTGCTTAAATGAAGGTCCTAAAAATGACACAACGGTAGCAAAATCTTCTGCAAATTGTGGCAACTTTTCTGGGTCTATTAGTGATACAATAGTGTTTGGTCCTGAACCTGTAATACAGTGTGTTGTTTTTCCCATTTTAGGCTTCTCAACTAATGCTACTCTATTTGCTAATTCTGGATAATATTTTTTAATTACATCAGACATTTTTCCTGGCCTCCAACCTGCATAAATTTTTGCATCTGCAAATTTACCTGGGCTACCTGCACCCTTACCGTCTTTACTTGGTACTCGTGCTTTAACTTCAACTCTATGGTTTATGTCACCCTTAACAATTATATCACCTACAGCTGCTTTACCGCCACTTGTTTTAAATATTATAGGTGAAAGAACTGCAAGAGCAACTTCCCCTGTGCCTTCGCCTTGAGCTTTGTAGTCTGCTAATAGCATTCTTTTAAATACTCTATTAACAAACGGAACTGCTTGTTCTTCCTCATTTGCAGGATCAATCTTTGCTTGGTTTTGTAACAATGCTTCTAATGTAGTTTTACTACCTTTGAGTAATTCACTTATATTAATAAAACCTTTTGAGTACGAATCAGCAAAGTGAGTCTTTTCCGCTACTGTTCCTGGAACGTTCATTACATCTGCAACAATTTTGTCAACGCCAAAACTTTTAGCATCTGGGTCTTGTGCAAGAGCTTGGACAAGTCTTTCATCTATTCCTGATGATTCCATAGCATTTAGTAGTTTTTTTAATAATGCTTCTTCGTCTGACGAAGTAATTTTGTCAATTAATAAATTCTTTATTCTATCAATATCGCCTGCTTCAAATAGTTTTGTTAAACGCATGTTATTAATTCCTTATTTCTTAATTGCTTTCCAAAGTTCGTTAACTAGTGCATCTTTCTTTTTTCTTTTATCAAGTTCTACACCGTACGTTCTGCCGATTTCTTCCATCTTGCCTTTGGTTAGTTTTGCTAATTCTTTTTTGTTTTTAAATGCTGGCTTAATAACAATAGGTTTAGTAACAGTTTTCTTTACTTCCACTTTGGGCTTAGATACCCATACTTGTTCTTTAGCGCCTGCGCCAAACATCTTTTTTATCCAATTAAACATAATATACTCCTATTTGTTTTTATTTTTCTTCAACTTAGCTGATTCCATCATAGAATCTGCTTTGCGTTTTATAGCTTCGTTCATTTCTGCGGTATCCATGTAACTAAACAATGAATCCAATCTCATCATATCTTTTGGTGTTAAACGTTCACCTCTGTCTTGTATATGATCAAATACTGCAATTTCGCTCCATAGCTCATCAGTTGTCATCTTTTCTGGATGCTTGCCTGTAGTAGTCCACGGTGAACCTGCTTCTCTAACTTTTGGTTCTTCAGATGCGTTAATAGTTATGCCTCGCATACTTGCTGATGCCTTAGGTGCAGTACCGGTTACATTGTTACTGGCTTTAAACTTTACACCATTTACTGTTCCTCTTGCACTAACTTTACCAACTGAACCATCTTTGTTAAGATGATTATTAACAGTTGCTGATTTATCACCACCTAAATTTAAGGTACTGCTTACACTACCTGTTTTCTTATTTGCAATCATTGTATTATTGCCAATCTTCATATAACGTTCATCAGGACCAAACTCATTAATCTTTGATTCTGCATGCATTGCCGCCATATGCTTTTTGTACTTTGCAGTACCTTTTTTGTGTGGGCTTTTGCCTTCACTTGCTACTGCCTGCTGTACTGCTTTATTAATATTGAACTTCATTTCTAAATCTTTTGGACGAGCTTTTGGACGTGGGCTTGTCATAGGTGCTTTAAGATTCTTTGGACGAGCTTTTGGACGTGGACTATATGATTTATTTGGATTTGCATCTAATCCACGATTTTCTGGATGTGACATTTGGTCTCTATGTCCAGCTCTTGGATTAAATTCAAAGTCTTTAGTATCATATGTATTTTCATCTAACTCTGCACGGTTTATAAAATCCTGTATTACATCTGCATCTAAACTTGTTAGTAGTTCATGCATTACTTTTGGATAACCATGTTGTTTAATCATGTCGTATATTGGTTGTGTGTAATATCCGCCTGCTTCAGTTACTGTTGTTGATTCTTCTAATTCATCGTTGTAATAACCATTAGCTTGTCTTATTAAGTCTTCTAAGTTTTCTCCTGGGTGTGCATCAATCCAATGCATAATATCAGCAATGATATCGCTTGGAGCATCAGCACCCATCTTTACTAGAATCTCGTCAATGTTTTTTATACTTTCAGCTCTGCCTTTAGAATCTTCTCTAATGTCTGATTGTTTTTCTGCTTCAGTTGTTGGATTTTTAAATTCGTATCTTGAGTCGCCTGCTTGATAACGTTTCCATGCTTCAGTGTTACTTTTTTTATCAGCAACTGTTACTTGCATTTTCTTTGGCTCTGGTGCGTTATTATAACTACCTTCTTCTAAATTACTTAATCTCATAATAGCTCTCCTTACATTCCGTATAATTCTGTTTCGTTGTCCCACTCTTCAATTAATTTGTTGAGTTTGTCTAACATATTATACAGATCGCCTGTACCGGCTTTATCGCCATTTCCCATTAATTCTCTACTGAATTTTGATCTTTGATTAATTGCTACTTCTAATTGAGATGCAGTTTTCATTAACATTGATTTAGTGTGGTTAAGTTGGCCTTTGTCTAGATCTCTATAATATTGTCTATCATGTCCTGAGTCTTCATTAGCCTTTTGTTTAGGAAGGCCCATTTTAACTAGTTTTTCCCATGACTTCATACTTGGAAGTTTTAACATTCTGTAATGTTTTGCAATTTCATCATCGCTAACACCTTCACAAATGCTTTCTAGCATGTGCCAATATTTTTTAACGATACCATTACGTGCTTCAATTTCATCTGGGTTAATATGCCCACGAGCATAATGATCTTTTTGAATTTGTAACATTAACTTTTGTTCATCTTCAGTACCAAAATGTTTTGCCATTTCAATACCATTTTCTGTATGATAATTATTATCTTCGTTCTTTTCAAATTGGGCCATAGTAAACATAATTACTTCACCTTCTTCTTAGCGTTTGCTAATGCATTTTTAAACATGTCTTTTGCTATAACTTGTAAATCGTCATTGCGTTTTTCATCAAAATCCATGCCTTCGTTCATTGCTGAGTTCTTTGAATGGCAATCACAGTGTTCGCAATCTGGTCCACATTTGCATTCTGTTATAGGCTTTCCACAACATGCTTCTGGGCACATATCTTGTTTTGCTTCGTAAACAACACTTTCACCTAGTTCAAAGTCTGGACCAAAGAAATCTTCTAGTCTGCTTTGAACAATATATCTAACATCAAGTACATCTCCGCCATCTTCAGCTTCGCTTAGGCTATCTAATAACTCATCGTCAAATATAAAGCCTTGTACCATATCAGTTGTTGCTTCACTTGGTGGACGAGGTTGAGACATAAATTCTTTATATCTTGCTACTGCGTCTGCATATTCGCCTTCTGGTTGACCATCATATTTCATTAGTCCGCCAATCATAGTACCTTCATTCATCTCTTGTGGCATCTCTTGTGGCATTTCGTGTGCATGTGCTTCTGGTTCGATTTCAGCTTTCATGGCATTGTATTCAGTGTAACGACGAACTGAATCCATATCCTTTGAAGCTTGTGCAATCTTACTCGAAACCCATGGTGCTAAATCATCTTGGTCTTTTACAATACCGTGTAATTTAATTGCATCTCTGGCTAGGAAGTATAA